AAGATGCTTGTCCTTTTATAGTGTATAAAGATCAGGTACCAACAAACAGAGTTGTAATTAAAATGCAGACTCATACTGGTACTCAAGATCTAGGACCATTCTCATCTTCAACAGGTTCATTTACTGATCCATTTTACGGAGAAGTAAATCAAAAGGTTCCAAGCAGATGGAAGATTCAATTTTTAAAAGAAGGTAACTGGCAAGACATTATTTCTTTTGATCCATCAAAAAGAAGAAAAGATGGTTCTGCAATTATCAAAAGTGATGGGTATGTTGAAATTGCGTACGGTTTTATTGTTCCAAGTGAATGGATAGACACATTTGTATTTGCAGAAGTATATTCAAGCGACACCCTACTTCCTGAGCAATCTGTAACTGGATATGCATATCTTATTAAAGAAAATGAAAACGATATAGGTAAGTATCACATATGGAATGGAACTGACTATACAATAATAACTCCAAAGTATGGATGGTATGTTCAAGATGAAACTGTTGATAGACTAACTAATTTTCTTACAGACGCAACATCTCCAAATCAGTTTATAAACTCTCTAAATAATAAGGTTCAGTATAGAGAGTTTGAGTACATATCTGGAATTAGAATTGTTGTAGACACAATGACTTCAAAAGATTCAACATTTGATCTTATTGAAATGTCTCCAAGACTCGTAATGAATCTTTCTGATAAGGTTATAAGTTATTCAATTAACAAGAGTGCATCTGACCTAGGACTAAGTGGTTTGCCAGTTGGCCAACTAGTTGCATCAAATGGAAGCGTTAGTATTTTTGATCACGACCAAGCATTTAACGATAACAACTCATCAAGCATTATAGCAAAATATGTAGATAGCCATGTACAGTTTAAGTTTTATGAAATTATCATAAACGTTAAAGGTTGGGACTACTGGGTTCCAATGAAGACATTATACTCAGATTCGTTTCCAAAAACAGATATAGAGAATAAAAGAATCTCAATAACACTAAGAGATATGTATTGGTATTTAGAATCAATTACAGCACCAGAAATCTTAATGACAGAAGTTTCAGTTAGTTCTGCAGTATCTCTTTTGCTAGATAGTATTGGCTTTTCTAATTATACCTTTAGGAGAGTCGCAAATGAAAAAGAAATGATCATGCCATTCTTTTTTGTTGCACCAGACAAAAGCGTTGCACAAGTACTACAAGATTTAGCAGTATCAACACAAACAGCAATGTTCTTTGATGAATACAATAACTTTGTTATGATGAGCAAAGATTACATAATGCCAACCAAAGAACAAAGACCAACCACATTTGCACTTAAAGGAACAAATGATTTATATCAGGAAAATGAAATTAAAAACAAGACGGTAGATGAGTCTAAACTTGCAAACGTCATCTCAGTCTCAAATGAAACAAATGCAATTTACAATGGAGGATCCATAAACTACACTGTGAGGCACATTCAAAGATCTATTGGTACTTTAAAGCAGGCAAGTCTTTTAGAAGATGAAAGAATGTATGCCTACAAACCAGCACTGCTTTGGGAAGTTTCTGGTACTGAAAATACAAAATCAATAAACAATGAGGTTGGAACACAGTCTTCCTATGTACTTGCTGCCATACCTTTGAACTCTAACTTATCCGATAAGGCTCCAGAAGTAAAAAACGGCATCGTAATCAATAACACATTTAGCCTAGGAGAAGCAGTATACTGGATAACAAGATACAACGGATACTTCTACTCTAGTGGAGAAGTAATCAAGTATGATGCAGTTCAATATAATGTTAGTGGGTTTGGTAATGTTTGGATATCCTCTGTTGAAGAGTATCAAAATTATTTCTCTAAGTTACCATTCAATGGAAAAATATATCCAACTGGCCTGGTAAGGATTTATTCTGTGCCTAATTACTTTGAGCAAGAAGGAGTAGTTAAACTTAAGAATGGTCCAGTAGCAAAGCATGGTCGTGGTCAGTTTGGAACAACTGTTGTAGAACATTCTGCTGGCATATCTGATTACTGGAAATCAGATGATAATGTAAAAGGATGCCATATGGCTTCAGAATATTTGTTTGAAACAAAAACTGATTCTCCAGTAACAACTATAGGAACTGCAGGAAAAACACTAAGCACTGGAATATCATCAGATCTTTTAGCAAAGACTTCAACAAGAACAGGGCTTATTAAAAATTTCTTATCAACTTCTTTAATAGGAGAGATAACTACGCAAACTCAGCAAGTTCCTGGTTCTGTTCAGTCATCAGCATTTTGTTTGACTGGTCCTAACTTTACAACAAAAGACAAACCAAGAGACTTTATATCCTATGTTCACAAACCTCTGACAGATAAAAAATACAAGCATTTTGGAACAAGAGTTAGACTAATTGGTAAAATAGAAAACAATCAAGACAGAGGTCAGACTGCAAATGGAGCAGCAGCATACTATGTTGTAAATGGATCTACCCCAGATAAAAATGTTACAATCTCTGGAGGATCTGCTGGAATAGCAGTAATGCTAAATCCAACAACCAACGTAGGCTATTATTTTGAAATTGCAGCACTTGGTCTAAACAAGTTGTCAGAAAAAGAAAAGCAAAACGTTCAGAATGTTTTGTTCTATAAGGTTAAGTCTAGTGAAGGAAAAGCAATCCCAGTTCCTCTATACAAGGGTTTGGCTAAGATTATTGTAGATGATGGTAGATTTACTGGTCAGTCAAGAATGTTTGCTGAAGAAAATCCGACGGTATATGATTTAGCAGTAGAGTACGAAGACATAGGAAAGACAAGAAGATTCTACCTATACATAAATGGAACCATGGTAAAGACAGTGGACGACACAGATCCATTGCCAGAGTATTCGAATATTGCATTATTTACTAGAGGCTCTTCAAGAGCAATGTTTGAGAATGTCTATGCATTATGCAATAACTATTCTCAAAATACATCCTTTTCTTTGGGAACTATTGCTAACTCTGTTTTTGCAGATTCTGATATTGATGCAAGCAATTCTTTTAGAAAGTATGCTCTTAGTGGGCTTATTCAAAATACCTACCTTACTGGAATTGGTTCATCAGAACCACCAAAATATAATATTTATTTTGAAGAGTTTGGAAGCATAATGAGAGAAGTAGCAGAATTTAGTTTTAGATATGACAAGGCGTTCCCAGCACTTTCTGCAAAGGTTTCTCCTACATTTAATAATATAAAGGGTTTTGTTATTTCTGGTTTTAGGGCAGGGTCTTACGGTGCAGAATTCTTAGTCTTTAATGCAACAGATACTGCTCTTAGTCTAGACGAGACCAGTGGAAACTATTTAAGAATTCAGGGAATTACTTTTACTCAGCAATCAAATAATACTCTGACAGTCGATCAATATTTTAGCAAGAATAGCCTTATGTCAGATCCAAAATTTGTTGCAGATAAGTTAATATCAAATCCTTTTAAATTTAAACTAGACTATGAAGACATAAAGTTTAGCAGGATGCAGCATGGTAAAAAAGATTTTTCTTTGGACGCTGCCTATATTCAGTCACAAGATGAGGCATCAGAACTAATGAAATGGATTGTTACAAAAATATCAAAACCAAGAAAGTCTTTGGGAGTCAAGATATTCTCTATCCCAACAATTCAACTTGGAGATATAGTNAGTTTAGACTATGTAGAAAATGGAATAAACATTGCAGCAAACCCATCTAATAGATTTGTTGTGTACAATATTGATTTTTCAAGAAGTTCTACTGGTCCAGAAATGCAATTATTTTTAAGTGAGGTAATCTGATGGCAGATACAAGCATGTCAGCAACAGCAGGAATTCCAAGTCCAGTCAACACAAATACTTCTGATGCTGTAAAGATAGCAACGCCAGACTTACTTATATTTGGAGAGCAGGTTGTTGCTATTGAAGTAATGACAGACCTTATATTTGAAGACATAGGTGGTTTTGAACTTGCAACAATATCCAGACATGATTTAGTAAATGGTCAAACAGTAGTATATGCACCAATTAAAAATTTAACAGATCTTTACCTACAATATAATCCAAACAATGTATTAAGGCTTCAGTCTGCTGATTCATTTTTTAGTTCTTTGGCCATATCTTTTGCCAACTATCTTCCAAAGTATGGCAATGGCTATGACTTGGTAGGAACTAATCCAGATTTGACAAAAAGAGTAAAAGTCTACAATGGAAAATCTATATATATCGATCCAATAAGCGGAGACCTTGTAATTAATTTAATAAATATAAAGAAGGATGAGCAGGTAGAGGTTGAAATATTAACTGCTGGAGGTACTTTTGATGATACAATATACTAAGGGAGCAATTAATGATAACTGATGTAGGCAAAAATATTTTAGCAAAGTACCTTGTTGGGCAGACAACATCCTATGCATCCCACATTGCTATAGGATGCGGAACAAAGCCAGTGGCTTCAGACTATTCATTTAGTCCTTCTGAATTGTTAGCCATGAAAAACAAAGAGTCTTTAGATTTTGAAATGATACGCATGCCCATTATCTCTAGGGGTTTTGTTGATGAAGATGGCATTTCAAAGGTTGTTCTCACCGCAGAACTTCCAACCCAAGAAAGATATGAGATTACTGAGGTAGGAATATTTTCTGCAGCATCAAACCCAGTAGCAGGAGCATTTGACAGTAAGATTGTTTATTCTTTTTTAGATACGGATGACTGGAGACATAGCATTGGTGGAGAAGCACCTACAAATATTGTTATTAACTATGGGCCTCTAGATGGAGAAGAAGATAACGGAAACATTAATCAAACAGAAAAGATTTTTGCAACAAACTCTGATAATAGAGTTTTTACTCAGTCTGATAGGGTTAATAGAAATGAAAGATGTAGATTTTTAAATAACATAGTTGCAATCAGAGGCGACGCAGCATCTCTTTCCTATAACCCAGAAGGAAGTATGATTAAAACAACTGATTCAGATTACATTGTATTGGATCAAACCTCTATAAATTTTACCAAGAACAGTCCTCTAGACGAACTTAGACTTGCATTTTCTATTGTTAATGAGGTTGCCAATTCTAACACAGTACCAGATAATGTTAAAATACTTTTAGAGTTTTCTCACGCTGGACCAAATGCAAGTGTTCAGTATGCAAAATTTGCAGTTGACATTGACAACACAGCATATCAAAATGGAACATCTGATAGCACTCATGATTTTGCAAATAACAGGTATGTCGTAGTAAGCAAAACATTTCAAGAGTTAGATAAAAGTTTGAGGTTTAGTTGGGCAGACGTAACAACTGCAAAAATTTATGCCTGCGTCACTAAAGATAATTCAGAGTCTGATTCTTTCTATGTTTGTCTAGATGCATTAAGACTTGAAAATAATACAGCAACAAACTCTCTGTACGGACTAACTGGATATTCTGTAATTAAAAATGTTCAATCTCGACCAATTATAAAGTCAGCAAATACTACAAATTATATAGAGTTTAGATTTGCGCTGGATGTTTAGTTATGACAATTACACCAGATCCTGGAATTAAAAATGTTGTTATTAAAAAAGAATCATTAGGAAAAGTAACAGAAAATAACAAAACTGTTTTAAGGTTTAGAATAGTTTCAGAAGACAAAAACAGAAAGTCTGCCTATTCTCCAATAGTTTTCACTCCATCCGCACCCATCAGTCTTGGCACTGGAGATATTAGACAACTAGGAAATACTTTAATTCTCAGTTGGGCCCCTGCACCTCTCTCTACACAAAAACTATATGATGTTTTTGTAGGTTTTGGTTCTTCTACTCCAACCTATAAAACAACAACTGAATCAACTAATTACTCATTTTTAAAAACAGGAACAACTTCTGTTCGGGCTATTGTTCAGGCATCTTCAATCAACCCAACCTTAAATCAAGACTTAGAGATTTATGATTCTGGAAACTTTGGTCTGGTATAATTAAGTATGGCAATTTTACCAGTACCAGAGCGAGGACAGCCTTTAGACGTAACCTATATCTACCAGATTGTTAAGGCTGTTAATGATTTATCAACTCAGGCTTCTACATCTATTAATAAATATGTTACAGTAGATACTCCAAATGCAGGAAAGCAAAGCGTTAAGACAGCAGAGGCAAGAATTATTGGTGGCTACATCACAGTCACAAATGGTGGAAGCCAGACTGCTGGATCAGCACTTTCATTTTCCTATTCTTTTCCAACCGAATTTAAGTTTGCTCCAATTGTAACAGCAACCCCAGTAAGCACTGGAACTACTTCTGATGCTGGCAAAGATGTAGTCGTTACTCTTTCAAGCATAACCACCTCAAGCGTAGAGGGATCAGTAAAATTTAATGTTGGAGGAATTACAAATGTTGGAATTAACCTTATTGCAATAGGTATCCCCAACTGATGATTTTTTGTAAAAAATGCAAAGGAAGAATGTTTCTGGATAGACAATACACAGAAATAAATAATTTAGAAATGTACTGCATGTCTTGTGGGGCACGATCATTTTTTCATCCACCAAACAATTCTCAGGAGGGCCGATGGCTATTAAAAAGGGAACAATTGAGAGCGAAGGCTACAATGTCCTCCCTGTAATTCCAGGGAATAAAAAGGTTTGGTTCTTAAATGGGGACCTTGTTAGAGTCCACCACTTAAATAAATCTAATGGAATAATGTCTGTTTATAATATTACAAAAGATCAAATTGAAAGTTGTCTAGTTAGTGACTTTAAAAGTAAAAGAGAAAGATCTTATACTGTTGGTCAGACTGCTGATTTAGTTAATCGTCATAAAAAATATATGCCATCACTAATGAAACGAGGAATCATTCCATTTCCAACAGGATCTCAAAAGGGTGGAGCAAGAGGGTTTCAAGTAAGATCATATTACTCCGAATCGCAAGTAAGAGAGATACGTGATATACTTGCTTCATACCACATTGGTAGACCAAGAAAAGATAAATTAATTACTAATGATATTACGCCTAGCAAGCAAGAGTTGACACGCAGGATGGGCGATGGTATACTTACATATAGAAGAACAGAAGACGGACAGTTTGTTCCAATTTGGAGCGAGTCTATTTAACGAAGGGTATAAAATGGAAAACGAAGAGACAAAGGTATCTGTTACACTTGGATACACGCTTAACCTTGGTAACTTTCAATCACTAAGACTTGATCTTGGTGTTGTAGATTCAAGACGTAGTGGAGAAACTCCAGATCAAGCATTTGAGCGAGTCTATAAGTTTGTTGAAGATAAACTTACAGAAAAAATTAAAGAAGCACAAGAAGAGGCTGCTGAAGGATAATGGCAGAACGCAAAGACCGTATGGCTTTGCTTTCAAGATACAGCAAGTATCATACCG